CGCACCAACTATCGCCTTAGCGCTGGGCGGCCCGCTGGCTGGGTTAGCCGTTGATGCGGTTAGCAAGGCTATTGGTATTGATCCTAAAGATGTACAGGCGACCATCGACAGCGGTAAGTTAACTGCCGAGCAGATCGCTTCTATCAAAGAGGCTGAGATCGCTATGGCTGCAAGGGCGCAGGAGTTGGGGCTGGACTTTGAGAAGCTGGCAGTTGAAGACCGCAAGTCCGCCCGCGATATGCAGACCAAGACCAACTCTTGGATTCCGGGGGTAATGGCCATCGTTGTCACCCTAGGCTTCTTTGGCATCTTGATTGGCCTTATGACGGAGCATTTCAAAACCAGTGAAGCACTGATGCTGATGCTCGGCTCACTTGGCACAGCTTGGACCGGAATCATTGCCTTCTACTTTGGCTCGTCCGCTGGCTCACAGGCTAAGGACCAAATGATCCACAACTCAACACCAGCCAAATGAACTTATCACCCAACTTCACTCTCGCTGAGTTAACCCACACGGATCACCGTGAGCTGGAGAACATACCAAATGAATCAGAAATTCAAAACCTTTATCGCTTGGCTGAGTTCTTGGAACAGGTTAAGTCTTTACTTGGCGGCCGGCCAATCATGGTCAACAGTGCGTTTCGTAGCAAAGCGGTTAACGATGCGGTTGGGTCGAAAGACACAAGCCAGCACAGATTAGGTTGTGCTGCCGACATCCGAGTCCTCGGCATGTCACCAGATGAGGTGTGCAAAGCTATTTACGAATCTGACTTGGGTTACGACCAACTTATTAAAGAGTTCGTAACGCTGATTGGGGGAGGGTGGACGCATGTCTCAATACCCAACACACCGGTTGCTCTCGCTAGAGGTCAGGCTTTGGTGATTGATCGCTTAGGAACGAGGGCTTTGGTTTAAAGGTTTTAACCTCAGAGAAACACAAATTAAGGTGAGTGGACGCATGGGATAAAGTTCAACTTATTGTTAAAAGGAGTCCCCATGCAAACCGATATGTATACAAAGGCTGTTTTGACAGTCATTGCCTTTGCCCTGTCAGCCATTGCAATACAGCTGACCACAAAAGATGCCCATGCCCAACAACAAGCTGGGTTTAGATTTACACGAACTGGGGCTTTAATGGTGACTCAATGTGAGCCAGAAAAAGGTGACGGCTATCTTGTTAACTGTCATGGGCTAAATGGAAATATTGTCACCACGATACCAAAATGAAAAATGACTTGGTCGCTTGAGCGAAGAGCCAAGCAGTCCCAAGTCCTCAGTAGTATTAATTTATGAATTCATTAAATAGTCCCATTCCTGTGGCATCCAGCCGATTGTGGGTAAACCGATGTGTTGAATCTGTTCCAGCAGGATACCCATCACCCATATCCGAGCAAGCCAAAGAATTGGTCGACATTAACAGTCACCTGATTCGTAACGAAATCGCTACCTACATCTTTCGCTTTAGAGGTGACGCCATGATTGATGCCGGCATCTTTGATGGTGACGTACTGGTAGTCGATCGCAGCGTAGAACCAAAGAACAACGACATCGTCTTGGCTACGCTAAATGATCAATTCATAGTAAAACGTTTTTGCCAGCAGGATGGGTTGGTGAAGTTGATCTCAGAGAATCCCATTTACCCACCACTAGTTATAAAAGAGAAGGATGACTTCGCCGTCTGGGGTGTGGTGACCAACAGCGTTCACAAGTTGTGTTGATTGTTAGTTTGATACCAAACTTGTCTATGGTGCTGGGTTTTAGTTATTTGCTTACCCCCAAAAAACTGCTTACAGGGGTGCTTACCGCTGAAAAATATAGGCAAAGAAAAAGGGCCTTACATCGCTGTAAGGCCCGTCTTTACTGGCTCCTCGACCTGGGCTCGAACCAGGGACCTACGGATTAACAGTCGGTTAATTGCCATTCGGCAAAAATAAAAAACCTATATAAATCAAATACTTGTTTGCATGTGGCATCAGTGCTTTGCACCTGTTTTGACAAAAAGTGCTTACAGGGGTGCTTACCGCAAATGATATACTGAGACCTACGGATAACACAACCGGAGGACCCAGATGCCCACAATTCCAAAGCGACTTACTGATGGTTTTGCGCGCTCCGCAGCGGTACCCAAGCCTCCAGCCGAGCCGGCGACTAGGACCCTAAAAGGGGACAAAACCTTCAAAGACGCCGAGCGGATTCAATATTGGTGCAAAGACACGCCGGGTTTTGGCCTGAGGGTTTCTTCCTCTGGGCACAAAACTTGGATATCAAATAGACGGATTAACGGTAAAACTGTGATTCGTGTCCTTGGAACTGCAGTTGGCGCCGGTTCTATTTCTGCAGATGCAGCTAGAAAGCTATTTCACACCGTAAACAACGAACTAAATAACGGGATTGATCGCACTGAAATACAGCGTAAAAAGGCTAAGGAAGAGAAGATTACCGGTCTGACTTTTAAGGATGCCTTAGACGAGTACCTTAAAGAAAAGCGTAGGGGTAAGGATGGTTTGCCTTTAAAAGAGCGCACCAAGTACGACTACCTCCAGTTAATCAAAGAAGGCAAGGTTGCTAAGACTGGTAAGCCGTTCGCAGATGGGCCGTTGTTTTGTATTGCTAATTTGCCGTTAAACAAGATTACGGCAGAACATATGCGCAAAATCTATAAAGTGACACCCGGTCAGCGTGTGAAGATTTATGCAATGCAGGTCTTGCGCGCCGTTTTAAATTGGCACGGTATTGAGATAGAAGGCAACCCACTTAGCAAAAGCACAGCGGGTAAGTTACGAATTGCAATGCCAGCTACCAACGGTAAGCCAACGCCAATTCCTCAAAAGTCTCTAGCCCAATGGTGGCAAGCGGCAACAGACGCTGCAAACAATCACCCAGTTCCTATTAGTAAATCTGCAGCCGATGGCTTGCGCTTTATGTTGTTGACTGGAGCAAGGCCCGGTGAGGTGTTTGGCTCTAAATTTGGAGATGACGTAATAGACGGGCTACTAATCGCTAATGTTGACTTTAAGAACGGCATCGTCAAATTGCCTGATACCAAGAACAGAACTGATCACCTTATCTATTTATCACGCCAAGCTACTGAAATCTTGACTGTGAACTGTAAGGACAAGATTGGTAAGGCAAAGGTCTTTGATTTGATCGACCCCGGCAAGACGCTTGACTTTATCAACAGCCAAGCAGGTACACCCGGAATATCACCGCACAAGCTGCGTCATACGTTTACTAGTGTTGCTGAAGAGCTTGTCAGCGGTTATGCTTTAAAGAAGATGGTCAACCACATAAATATGGCTGACGTCACTGGCACGCATTACGTTCAAAAGTCTGAAACACAACTGCGTGATGCTTGGCAAACGGTTGCTGACTTTATTACGAAAGATGAGAAGTCTAGACCAAGCAAAGGTTTGAAAAGAAAAACTGCTTAAACAGTTACTTATAAGTAAGGTGAGATTATGGAAATAATTGCATTATTGGTTTTTGCCGGTGTTGTATTTTTCATCAGAAAAAATGATGTGGAAAACGTTAATTCATTAGTTGATGATGTAAACGATCTACAAGCTCGAATAAAGATACTTGAAGAGCAGTTGCAAGATAAAGTAGCCACACGATCGGACCTCTACAACCTAGAGGTCAAGCTGTCTAAAACAAACGATCACCCGTTTGATCCGATGCTCGATATACCTTGATAAGTGATAAGGGGTTTAAGCAAACGGCTAGTTAAGGCTCAGACCAATCATCTAATTTGTCTTTGTAGAAATTCGCACGAGCAATAGTCGATTGATTTGTATAGAGCCAGTTCGTTATTGTTCCACCATTGATGCGATAAGGTTCACCAAGAATCGCGCGGACTTCGTCAAAACTCATGCCCTTTTTTAGCATTCTCCAGTTGGCGATATTTTTATACTTGTCAGTTAAAACTATTTTCTGGCTATCACTTGATTTGCTGGGCGCTTCAAGATTTGCTAACCGCATTTTTATATCTTGAACTTCTCTTTCGAGTTGTTTAATTCGCTCACTGTCTTGAGCCATCAAGGGGGTAGAAAGTATTAGCGTTGTAGAGCCAATAAGACACAGCTTTAAGAGCAAGTTGCTTAATTTGTTTGATGTAATCATGTTGCGGCTCCTGTAAGTTACCTACTGAAAACTAACAAATTTGATTATATTGCTGCCGTATTCTTTTGTACCTTGGTTCGGCCCTTGGTTTGAGCGCCGCCTTCTTCGAGCTTAATTAACGCCTCGCGCACCCGGCCGACGTCATAGCGGATGGAGTCGCCAATCCGGTAATAGGGGATCAAGCGGCGGGTGCAGCGGTCTTTTTGTAAAAAGCTAACCGACATGCCCAGTGCGGATGCCAGTTCTTGTTCGTTGAGGGCTATCTTCTCATTCATCGTGGGTCCTCGGTCTTACTAACGCGTCTGAGATCAGATGCCTTACCTCTTCACTGACAGCGTGTCCTAAATCTTCTGGGTCAATCATGCGCAGCAGCAAGCAACGCAGCTTGACGTTGTGCATAGCAATGGCCTCGGCGGCCAACTCAATCGAACTCATCGCTTCATCGCCTCCAGCAACAGGTCTTGCACTTCGCGCTTGGTCTCGCGCCGTGCCATCACCAACTCATCAACCGTGTTGGCTGCAACGATATGGTGGATAAAGACAGGGCGGTTATAGCCAGCTTGCTTTTGACGGGTTGGGCCAATACGCTCGATGATTTGTTGGTACTGCTCCAAGTCCCACCAGTGGCCAAAGAAGCAAATGATGTTGCCCCCGTCTTGCAGGTTGAGTCCATGACCTGCGCTTTGAGGGTGAGCGAATAGCACGGGGATGCGGCCAGCGTTCCAGTCCTTGATGGTTTGTGGGTTAGTGCCCAACATACGGCCTTGAGGAAAACTCCTTTGTAGGCGAGTTAAATCAGTTTTGAAGTGATACGCGACCAGCACCGGCATACCGGCT